AGTTCTGTTCGTCCTGCCAGTCTGCATCGTCGGGAAGCCCGTAAACCACGGGGTAAAAGCGCGGATCGTGCTTGCGCCCTTCCAGAATATCCAGTGCCTTCTGATGTACCTCCCAGCAGACAGAATTGCGGTCGGTGCCGGCAGTGGTCAGGAAAAACCACAAGGGCTGTTTGCGGGCGTCGCCGCTGCCCTGAGTCATTACATCATACAAGGCTCTCGTGGGCTGCGTGTGGAGCTCATCAAAGATACAGGCCGAAACGTTCAGGCCATGCTTGGTCGCAACCTCCGAGGAAAGCACCTGATAAATGCTGCCTGTGGGTTGATAGACCATGCGTTTGGTGGAGGGGATGATCTTGATCAGCTTACTCAGCGTGGGATTTTGCTTGACCATATCCACCGCCACGTCAAACACGATGGCCGCCTGTTGACGGTCGCTGGCGCAGGAATAAACCTCCGCCTTCCATTCGTCATCGTTAATGAGCATATTGAGTGCCAGCGCCGCGCCCAGTTCTGACTTTCCGTTTTTCTTGCCGATCTCGATATACACCTGATTGTACTGCCGCATGGAAGGATCTTCGTCCCGGACTGTGCCGAACACGTCGCGGATGATCTTCTCCTGCCATGGCAGCAGCTTGAAGGGCTTTCCGTGGAATTCTCCCTTTGTGTGCTTCAGGCACTCAATAAAGCGGATGACGCGCCGCGCTTTCTTCTCGTCAAACATCGTCCTGCCACCCGCCCTTCAGCAGCTGCGCCATGGGATCGTCGTCGCTCTCCGCCGCGCCGCCGCTGGCAACAATGCGGGCGCGGCAGGCCGGGGTCAGACCGAATTCCGTGGCGAAGGACTGCATGATTTTCAGGTTCTGCTGGGCAATGGAGACCTGCGGCACCTGCTGTACATACCCGGAGGGCGTTTTGAAGATGGAGCCGTGCTGGGTAATGAAATCCTCAGCTTCGCGCCATCGGGCATACGCCTGACAGTACCCGGCGAAGGCGGTCAGGTCGGCCATGGTCAGCACGCCCATGGCTTCCAGCGAGGCCGCCAGCCGCTTCCATTCCTTTTTCGCTTCGGGGAGCAGCCACGACGGGCACTTTACGCCGCCCTTGGGCGGGACGGGCTCATGCTCGTTGAGCGGCCGCCGTCCCTTGCCCCGGTCGCCTTCCAGCACCTTCAGCGCCGTGGGCTTCGGCTTTCTTCCTGCCATCGCCATGAGAACCACCTCCTTTCCACGTTGTTAGATCAATTTGCTTATTCGTGTCCACCATTCCGAGGAGCAACCGCGTCATAGGACAGTTCCTCTCCGTTCCGCAGCAGCCGGATATTCTCCGTTCCATACTCGTTTGCGAACCTCATTACTATGGCTGTGGCGTACTTCGGATCCAGCTCCATGGTTCGGCAGATGCGGTCGGTCTGTTCACAGGCCATGAGCGTACTGCCGCTGCCACCGAACAGATCCAGCACGATGCTGTTGGGCGCAGAACTGTTCTTAATGGGATACGCCAGCAGCGGAATGGGCTTCATGGTGGGGTGCTCCTTGCTCCGCTTGGGCTTATCGAAGTTCCAGATGGTGGACTGCTTGCGATCCGCGAACCAGCGGTGCTTCCCGTTGGGCAGCCAGCCAAACAGTACCGGTTCGTGCTGCCACTGATAGGGGCTTCTGCCCAGCACCAGCGAATTCTTCACCCAGATGCACACGCCGCTGATATGGAAACCGGCTTCTTTGAACGCGCGCCGGAAGTTCAGCCCTTCCGTGTCCGCATGGAAAATGTAGGCGCTGCCGCCCTCGGCCATGTGCGCGGCCATGTTGCGGAACGCCGCCAGCAGGAATTCATAGAACTGACCGTCCGCCATGCTGTCGTTTTGGATCTTCTTTCCGTCCGCGCTTTCATACGCCACGTTATAGGGCGGGTCTGTCACGACGAGATTAGCCTTGTCGCCGTCCATGAGACGCTCCACGTCCGCTTCACTGGTGGAATCGCCGCACATCATCCGATGCCTGCCCAGCAGCCAGATGTCGCCGGACTGAACGAAGGGCTCCACCTGCTCCGGATCGATATCGCAGTCATCATCCCTTACATCCTTATCGTGAACCCTGCTGAACAGATCGTCGATTTCCGCCGCGTCGAAGCCCGTCGCGTCCACATCATAGCCGCTGAGCTTCAGATCGTTAAGCAGATCTGCCAGGGCAACCGGCTCCCATTCGCCGACCGCTTTATTGAGCGCGATGTTCAGCGCTTTTTCTTCCTGCGGGTTTTCGATGTGAACGACCACGCAGTCAATCTCCGTCGCGCCTTCCGCCGTCAGCACCTTGTAGCGCTGATGTCCGCCCACGATGTTGCCCGTGACCTCGTTCCAGATAACGGGATCCACGTAGCCGAACTCATGCAGGCTGCGTTTGATTTTTTCGTAAGCCGGATCGCCGGGCTTCAGGTCTTTGCGTGGATTGTATTTCGCGGGTTTCAGGCGATCGACGCTGATTCGCTGTAGATTCATGCTGGTATTCATGAAATAATCTCCTTCTCTGCAATATGAAAACAGCCGCATTTTCAGCGGCTGAATTGTGTTTTGAGGCTGGATACCCCGGGCCCCGGATTTGTCGGACTTTTACGCGAAAGGGCGCGGCGGTCTCCAGCCAGGGGCTTCCAGAGATTGCAGGCCCCCTTGGGGCCGCCCAAAATCCGGCCGCGCCGCTGGGAGTTTCGCACGGCGAAGCGCGAAAGCCGACCGTGCCGCCCGGACTTCTCCACGGCGAAGCGCGAAAGCCGACCGTGCCGCCCGGACTTCTCCACGGCGAAGCGCGAAAGCCGACCACGCCGCCCGGACTTCTTCGCGGCGAAGCGCGAAAGCCGACTTGCCCGCTCGGACTTCTTCACGGCGAAGTGCGAAAGCCGACCGCGCCGCCCGGACTTCTTCACGGCGAAGCGGGAAAGCCGCCCGCGGCGGTCGCCTTTGCCCGGCCCGGGGCTTTTCCGGCCGCGCGGCCGGCCGGAACGGCGCGCTTCCTTATAACGCGCGGAAAAGCCAGTTTTTACGAAACGGCGACGTTCGGGCGACGGAAAGTCTCTTTTTGTTCGCCGTTTTGTGGCTTGCTTTTTTGCCCCGGGCGAGCGAAACTGGCGTTGCCGGCGGGGGAAAAGCCCGCCGCCCCGAAACCCCGGCCGCCCCGCGGCGGCCCGCCCAACGACCGCGACCGGCTCCCGGTTTTTGCGCCGCCAGCGCGAACGCCCGCCCCGGCGACCTCGCCCCAGTCCGCCTGCTCGAGAAGGCTCTCTGGGTGCCCCCAACGACCGAACCTTTCCGCCCGGCGCCGAGCGGAAAGCCCGAAAGGAAAAAGGAAAGGAGGAACCCCGGATGAATCGCGCACCGCCGCTTTGACCACCGCTCCGCCTGAAGATGGCTGGGAGGCTCCTCGCCTCAATCCGCAGGATTGCGCCGAGGAGGTCTGCCAAAGGCAGACTTGCAAACCTCCGGTTTGCAACCTTGGGCTCCCAGCCGAAACGCCCCCAGCGTCGCGGAAAGCCCGCAAAACCAACACAGGAGGTCTGCCCCATGAAACTCGAAGTCCGAAAAGCCCGCGCGGCCGCTGTCGCCGCGAACCTCGCCGCCCAGGCCGCCGTTGCGGCAAGGGAACTGCTCGCGGAGGACCCATCCGCCTGGGAGGTGGGCGACGCCGCCTACTGGCTCTGCCGCGCGGCCCAGAAGACCTGCGAAAGCGCCGCCGACGCGCTCGACCCCGAAGAAGCGGAGACCAACGCCGACGTTTTCGCCGCGCACCTCATCGCCAGCCGCGCCGCGCAGGAAGCCTGCAACCAGGCGGACGAACTGGTCTCCCTGGCTGAGGACCTGAATCACGAAATCCGCCGCTGAAACACGCGGCGGACAGTTTTTAGAAGGAGGAGTCTCACCATGAAGGAAAAATCCAACGCCACGCTCCGCCGCGCAGCCTCTCTGCGCTGCCGCACCGACGCCGCCATCGCCCGGCTGGGCAGGGCCGTCGCCTGCTACCAGAGGGGAACCATTACCACCGCCGAGCTCCTGCGGGAAGCGTCCGCCGCGGCGGACCGGGCCGGCACTCTGGAACTGAGCGCGGCGGAACTGGCCGCAACGGGCAGCTTTGGCCGCTCGGTGAACCGGAAGGTCGCAAACTACCGGAACTACATCTGCACCGCCGC